ACTAACTCATGCAGATGGAAAGATACACGGATCATTGAATAATTGTGCAACACAGACTGGCAGATTGTCCGGTTCAAAACCAAACCTACAGAATGTATCTGGAAAGGAAAGATAATGCGCGGACACATAGATCTAACGGCAGTTGATGAGGACGGCATACGTAGGGCGGAGATGGAACATGACGTATGGTCACTAGCAACGTTGGTGAACAATATGCTACATGATCCTCATCTGGTGTCAGAAGAGGACAGGCTTAGTCTCTTTGTACTCGGGGTACAGTTAACCGAAGAGTTTGGTGACCAGGAAGAAGAAGAGATCTAGTTATGGCTATTCACTTGTGTCCAAAAACAAAATTGATGTTTTCTTCTCTATACATAATAGAGAAAAGACGTGTAGCTGTAGATAACGCCGGTAGGCGTTTGATCTTAGGCCCAAAAGAATCATTACCGAAACACCATTTTGAATCAGAGATAGATATATCTTCTATGTTACAGGAGATTTTTGAATGACTATCTATGTTAGACCAGAGACAGAAACCTATTGTGGCGGGATAGGTTTACCCCGTGACCGAAAGATTCTAACCGGGAACACCCAGTTTTGGTTTGCGTATACTAAACTATATACAGGTAAAGGCGCGACTTTCTTTGACATAACAAATCTTTTAGATGAAATATTCGAATGATTAAATCTTATTTCAAATCCAGATATGGCGAAGATGGATTGTTGCTGCAAGCAGATTTCAGTCAGCTTGAAGTCGTGGTTCTGGCTTGGTTGAGCCAAGACCCTGTACTTATATCGGATCTGTTATCTGGGATGGACATGCACTGTATGTCGGCAGCGTTCACTACAGGCAGGGACTATGAATATATATACGACCAAGTACAAGCGGGAAGTCAAACATGGATTAACCTGCGTAAGATTAACAAAGGGGCAAGCTTTCAACTTAGCTATGGCGCTGGAGCTAGAGGCATATCCATCAAGACTGCGCTTACCTTCGATCAAGCCAAACAATTTATAGCTAACTACTACGAAAGATACAGTCGAGTTAAAGAGTGGCAAGAAGAACAGATCCGCGATGTAAGTAGTAATGCTATATCTTGCGGGCGACAGACAGCTAAAGGTTATCCGTCCATGAGGTCACAAATAATCACACCAGTTGGACGACGGCTTACATTTTACGAGGAAGACACACCAGACTTTATTAAAGAAGCAACGAATTTTTCCCCGACTAAGATTAAAAACTATCCGGTGCAGAGTGTGGCGTTTGATATTGTAGCCCTTGCAATAGCCAACTTGTGGGACCATATAAAGAGGGACAGACTTGAACAAGTCTGTTTTGTTAACACTATTCACGACAGCGTGATATTAGATCTACACAAAGATAGCTTGACAAAAGTTCTAGAATATGTTAGACCTTGTTTAACACCAATCAATGAGTTGATGTTAGACCGATACGGAATAGAATTTAACCTGCCTATCTCTGTGGATATAGAGGTGGGTCCTAACTGGCAAGAAATGGAAACGATATGATGTTTAAATTAGGTGAAAAAGTACGGTGCAAAGTTACGGGATTTGAGGGTATCGCCACTTCCCGGACCGAGTATCTGAATGGCTGCGTGCAGTACCACGTAACCCCGCGAGCAAAGAAAGACGGCAGTGACTATCCCGATGGTGTGACTCTTGATGTGGAAAATCTGGAACGCATATCGGCAGGAATCACAGTGAAGGCAACACGGACAGGTGGCCCGCCAAGACGCGGGGGACCGCTAGCACACAGATAAACATTGACATTCGTACACCCCGACATTACTTTAACCCTAACAACACAACAAATGGAGATACTAGATGCGAGGACCGATTGAAGCGATACGTAAAGACCGTGCTGGATTTATGCTGGCAGGTGATGTGTGGTATAGTCTGCCCAAGGGAGATAAGTTACCAGCCAACATTGAGAAGGGTATGGAAGTTGAGTTTGACTTTACGAAGAACGGTACGTGGAAGAACGTACAGGGAAGCGTGACACCCATCGGGCAGCATGGTCCGGCTACCATGCCCAACAACATTCCTCCGTCTACATATGGGAAGATCTTTCCTGTTCAACCCGACACTAAGGATCATGTGATCATGCGTCAGAACTCTCTGAGCGCAGCAGCCAACCTGTTTGCAGGTAAGGGTGCCGACGTTACACCGGAGGCAGTGCTTGAAATTGCTGAACAGTTTGTTGCGTGGACAACTGGACGGACATAAAATGAAAGATTGGCCTCCAATATTAGCTATAACATATTTATTATATTGTATCTTTTGGCTCGGGTTGACAATCGGGGGCTGTGGATATATAGTTTTTGTCCTTGACTATTCTGGAGCATGGTTTGTTTTGGCAATACTATTAGGAGGTAGCATCTACAAACCTTATAGATGGTATGAACTTTATAGCGGCATTAATTCAGAACCGGAAGAAAAGAAATGACAACAGCTTTAGATAAACAAATAGCTGGTAAACACTATAAGGATATGTCCATCCAACCTATTGAATTTTGTCAGAAGAATAACTTGACAGCCTGTGAAACTCATGCTATAGGATATATCTGTCGGCACAGAGATAAAGGTGGGGCTGAAGATATACGTAAGGCGATTCATATGTTAGAGATACTTCTGGAATTAGACTATCCACCAAAGAGAGGGCTTACTATCTCTGGAAATACTATCCACAATGAAAAAGTATGACCCTGACAGCTAACATAGACGGAGATATTCTTCTATATGCCGTTGGTTTTGCCAGCGAGACTAGTGTGTATGTATGTACAGACGGAACTGAATTTGATTCAGCGAAGGAAGCTAAGTCCTACTGTAAGCAGCATAACTTTGAGAAGATAAAGAGACGAGATCCAGCACCAGATCACATATGGAAGGGTAATGTCAACGCCATGATCCGAAACATCATGGTTAAAACTGGGGCGGCGGAGTCGCGTATATTTTTCTCCGCCCCCCACAATTTTCGACAGGACATAGACCCTGAGTACAAGGCCAACAGGAAGGGGCAGGCCAAACCATACTGTTACTACGAACTAAAGACCTACATGGAATGCCTGTATTCTTGCGAAGAGGTGGACGGATATGAAGCCGACGATCTGCTAGGCATATATCAGACAGACGACACTATCTTGTGTACCCTTGATAAAGATCTCGACCAGATAGAAGGTCACCATTATAATTGGCGGAAGGATATGCTATACGAGATTACTAAGAACGAGGCTGAATATAATCTTTATATACAGGTCTTGATGGGCGATGCTGTTGATAACATTAAGGGTATACCGGGTATTGGACCTGTAAAAGCTGCTGCTATCCTTGAGGATATTAATCCAGATGATTACGAGCACATCTGCAAGGAAGAATATAAAGATCACGGTCTATCAGTCGAAGACTACACACTGACCAAGCAATTGGTATACATCAAGAGGAAGTTCGATGAAATACCGCAGTAAATTCGAGAAGGCCGTAGCCAAGAAGCTCGGACGAAAATGGAAGTACGAACCCTTCAAACTTCCCTATGTTTCCGAACATACTTACACTCCTGATTTCGTTAAGGGAAATGTCCTGTACGAAGTGAAAGGTAGGTTCAGGCCGGGAGACACAAAGAAATATGTCGATATATGGCAGTGTAATGGTGATTACGAGCTAGTGTTTATCTTTATGAAGCCGTCGCTTCCGCTCCCCGGAGCCCGAATACGAAAGAAATGTGGAACTAAACAAACTCACGCTGAGTGGGCAGATCGTAATGGATTTGCTTGGACAACTTTGGAGGATCTATGATGACAATATTATCTAATATATGGAAATATTTTGTTGCTTTTGTACGTGGTTTTATGGAACAATCAATGGACATAGGCAAAATAATGCTTTATTGGGGCGTTTATATCTCTGTGGTTGGACTTCTTTTTGCTATTAATGATAAAGATTTTTGGATATATGCAGCCCTGTTTATTTTTATTACTGCGCCGTTACTCGCGGGCATTGCCTCTGTGTTAGATTTGTTTGTCAATAAGATTAAGGAAACAGAATGAAGATCTTAACCTACGACGTGGAAACTGCCCCCAAGCTAGCTCATGTGTGGGGTGTATGGCGACAGAACATCCCACCGAAGATGTTGTCCCAAGATGGATACATCCTTAGCTGGTCTGCTAAGTGGCTAGACGAACCAGACACGATCTATAGTGACACGCTGTTAGCTTACGGTAATAAGGTGAAGAACGAAGGTAAGCTGGTCAAGGGCCTGCATAAGCTAATGGAGGAAGCTGACATCATCATCACGTATAACGGTAATAAGTTCGATACACCTACAGTCAACACAGCGTTCCTACGTGCAGGTCTGGCTCCCCCTGCCCCTTCAAAGTCGATAGATCTATACCGTGTAGTGCGAGGCAAGTTTAAATTCACATCTAACAAGCTAGACTATGTATGCAAGCAACTAGGCCTAGGCGGTAAGCTAGATCACGAAGGCTTTGAGTTGTGGTTACTGTGTATGAAGGGAGATAAGGATGCTTGGGAGAGAATGCGGCGATACAACGAACAAGATGTTCTCCTAACAGAAGCCTTGTATATGAAGCTTCGCCCTTGGATCAAGGGACATCCGAATGTAAACATGGCAGAGATAGATGGGAAGATTCGATGTGCTGCCTGTGGTTCGGACAAACTTAAAAAGAACGGATATGAATACTTGACAGCAGGTAAATATCAACGATATAGATGTAGAACCTGTGGTGCGAACAATCGTGGAACAACAACAATGTTATCAACAGAAGATAGGCGAACTTTGAATAGAGTTTTATAAGATGTATCGACTACATAACAGATATAAAAAAATCATTGAGTGCATGGACGCTGAAGAGCTGGTAGATATTCTTGAACTTACTAGTGAAGACATTGCTGAACGTTTCTATGATGTTATTGAAGAAAAGCTAGAACGTTTTGAGTGGCTGCTTGGGGATCTACACGAGGAAGATGATGAGAATGTATAGAAAATATATGTGGAATCTTCTGGGAGCCACGAGTTCTCTCATAAATGCTCTGTTGGGGGGAAGCATGTACGAGACGATATGTTCTAGACTTTATAGAAACAGAGATAAAGAAGCAATTCGATATCTAATCTATACATCTAACATATTATTCTGGTGGCAAGCGGACCATTGTTACTGGTCATATCTACAATTTAAAACACATACGAATGTAATGACTAGAAAGGACAACCATGTTCAAGACGACAAAGATTAGAGTAGGTACTAGTCTCTACACGGTGGAAGCATGTGGAGCAAATATCTTACAGGGAAAGGCAGGATTAACCGATGGTAATGCCAAAACAATTAAGTTAAATGCAGAAACAAACGTCCACAAACATGCAAATGAAATATTGGATACACTGATTCATGAAACTTTGCATACAATTTTTATGGAAAGAGATTTAGAAAACACATTAAATATTTCATACGAACTACATGAAAAAATAGTCACACAACTAGCTATCGGTTTGACAGGCGTTATCGTAGATAATCCTCCTCTCATGAAAGATATTAATTCTTTAGCAGCTAAAACTAGGAAAGCCCTAGACATATGAATCTTCCTACAGACTTTCAACAGTACATACATCAACGTACCTATGCCCGTTATCTCCCTGAAGAGGGGAGGCGAGAGACATGGGACGAAACAGTAGCCCGCTACTTCATTTTCATGTCGAAGCACCTAAAGGAACAGCATGGTTACACAGACGCGTCTCTTCTCCACGAACTAGAGCAGGCAGTACTAAACCTAGAGATCATGCCGTCTATGCGTATCATGGCCACG